TGAGGGTTGGCGTGAGGGGACGGTTGAGCGGTGGGGGGAGTTTTGGGGGTCGAAGATTGCGGGGTCGGTGGAGGATTCGGATCACGGGGCGTTGCGTCGGCTGTTCCGTCTGTACGACGAGCTTGACAGACTGTGGGAGGCGGTTGAGGAGACTGGCCGGGTGGTTGAGGGGTCGCAAGGTCAGCCGCGACCGAACCCGCTGTTCCGGCAGATTGAGACTTTTCAGGCTGAGGCGCGGCAGTTGGAGGACAGGTTTGGTCTGTCGCCCAAGTCGCGGTTGCAGCTTGGTATCACGTTTGCGGACGCGCATCTTTCTTTGGCGTCGTTGAATGAGCGACTAGCGTCGAGGTCTGTGACGTTGGATGAGGTGTGGGATGAGGCCGAAGCCTAAGTTTTCGCTCGCCCCTGACGTAATCGCTTTCATTGAGGCTCTGATGGTTCACGGTCCGGGCGACGTGTTGGGTCAGCCGGTGACGTTGACTGTTGAGGAGCGCCGGTTTCTCCTGTGGGCGTATGAGGTTGACGAGCGTGGGAAGCGGATCGTGCGCCGCGCTGTCAGAGGGTTGGCAAAGGGTTCGAGGAAAACGGAGTTTGCAGCGTGGGTCGCCCTTGCGGAGATGGCCGGTCCGGTCCGGTTCTCCCATTGGGAGGACGGGGTGGCGCGAGGCCGTCCGGTCGTGGACCCGTATGTGGTGTGTGCGGCGGCGTCCTACGAGCAGGCCGACCTGCTGTTCACCGCAGCGCGAGCGTGCATCACCGAAGGGCCACTCAACGATTTTTTCGAGACGTTCGATAACGAGATTCAGATCAAGGAGCAGCCGGGCGTCCTGAAGCGGGTTCCGGCGGTGGCTGGGACGAACGACGGCCTCCGTCCCACCTTTGTGGTGGCCGACGAGGTCCACGAGTGGACCGGCAACAAGGCGCGTGTGCATCTCGTGTTGGAGAACGGGCTGGCGAAGCGCGAAGGGTCGTGGTCGCTGTCGATTACGACGGCGGGGAATCCGAAGCAGTCGTCGGTCGGCCTGACCCTGTACGAGTACGGGAAGAAGGTCGAGTCGGGCGAGCTTGACGATCCGGGGATGCTGTTCGCGTGGCGGGAACCTAAAGTGAACTTAGACGACCTGCAAGTTCGGGAGGTTCGAGAGGCTGCGCTGGTTGCGGCGAACCCTGAGTCGTGGAAGCGGATTGACGACCTGATGCACCGCTACCACGAGGTTCCGCTGCACGAGTTCTGCCGCTATCACCTGAACATGTGGGTGGAGCCGGACGAGGAACGCGGGAAGCCCTACAAATCGAACACTCCGTGGCCGACAAAACGCCTATCGTCCTCGGCTTCGACGGCTCCTACTCGGGCGACTCCACGGCCTTGGTTGGTGCGACTGTCGAGGAGACACCGCACCTGTTCGTCCTCGGACTGTGGGAGCATCCGGGGGGGAACGCCCAATGGACCGTAGATCACGACGCGGTGGAGGCGACGGTGCAGGAGGCGTTCCGCAGGTTTGACGTGAGGGAAATGTCCGCTGACCCGCCGTACTGGTCGCAGCAGCTCAACCGCTGGATGGAACAGTACGGTGACGACCGGGTGCTGGCGTTCAACACGTTCGTTCGGAAGCGGATGGCTGCGGCGTGTTCGTCGTTCTATCAGGCGGCATCATCGGAAGGGCTGACGCACGATGGGCATCCGGGCCTGTCGCGGCATGTGTCGAACGCGGTTCTGAAGGAGACGGCGCAGGGCGCGTACATTACGAAGGAAGATAAGTCGTCGCCCCGCAAGATTGACGCCGCAATCGCGGCCGTCATCGCTTACAACCGGGCCGCGCATCACGCGACGGTTCCAGAGGTTGACGTAGGGATGGAGTGGCTGTGATAGGTACCGTGATGCAACTGGTTGGTATGCTTTTACTGGCGGTAGGTGCGTTCATGGTTGCGCCTGCGGCTGGCGTGCTAACGCTCGGTGTGGGCGTGCTGGCGTTCGGACTGGCGTTAGAACGGAGCCAGAGTGCTGAGTAACCTTTTCGAGCGCCGAGGCTCGTACCAGCAGTTGTTCGGCTCAGGCATGATGTTTGAGAGGCCGTCCGCAGCAGGTATGACTGTCACCGACGAGACTTCGCTGCGCCTCTCTGCCGTGTACGCATGTGTACGCCTCATCTCGGACACCATCGGCACGCTCCCTTACGACCAGTTTATTCGTCGTGACGGCGAGCGGTTCCCGTTCCGCCCGAAAGACTCGTGGATCGAGCGGCCGTCTACCGAGATGCCGAGGACGACGTTCTGGAAGCAGATTATGGTTTCGCTGCTTCTTGACGGCAACGCTTTCGTTCTTATCACCCGTTCGGGGAACGAGATTGTTGACCTGACGCCGCTGAACCCTAAGCAGGTTCGGGTTGAGCGGAACAACGGCCGCAAACTGTTCGTCATCAACAACGAGCGAACGGTCGGCACCGACGATGTGCTGCACCTGACCGAGATGCTGATGCCCGGCAAGCTTCGTGGCGTGTCCCGCATCGAGCAAGCGAAGGAAGCGCTCGGCCTCGGCCTTGCCCTAGAGGAGTACGCCGCTCAGTTCTTCGGAAATGGCGCGTATGCCGGTGGTGTGTTGGAGTTTCCTGACAAGCTTTCGCCGGAGCAGCGCAAAGAGATTCGTGAGACGTGGAACTCGGTCCATCAAGGTCCGAAGCGTGCGCATCGTGTCGGGATGCTGTGGGGTGGCGGCAAGTTCAACCCGCTGACCATCGACCCGTCCGCATCGCAGCTCGTTGACCAGCGCAAGTTTGCGGTGGAGGAGGTCGCCCGCATCTTCCGTGTCCCTCCGTTCATGCTTGGCGTGTCGGAGAACGCGGCGATGGCGTTCGCGTCCATCGAGCAGCAGCAGTTGTTCTTCCGTCAGCACACGATTCAACCTTACGTCGAGATGCTAGAGGATCACTTCCAGACGCTGCTCTCGAACCCCGGATCGTTTATCAAGTTCAACATGAGCAGCATCGTCCGTGCCGACCTTGCAACCCGGTATTCGTCGTACAACACGGCGCTGCTCGCCGGGTTCATGTCCGTGAATGATGTGCGCCGGTTGGAGGATCAGGGTCCGGTCGAGGCTGGTGACCAGTATCGCGTTCCGTTGCAGAACATTCCGCTGACCGACGCAGGGCTGATTTCTATGCAGCAGAAGGCTCGTGTGGCGCAGGCTCTTGCTATCTCTGGTTACACGGCCGATTCGATTGCGGAGCTGCTTGACCTTGATGTGGAGTCTTATGGTCTGCCGTCCGTGCAGGTTCAGGCTCCGCCTGAGCCTCCTGCCGAGGAAGACTGATGCCGTATTACATCACCGATGAAGCAGCAGGTTGCTCCGGGTGGGCCACCATCAAAGAGGATGGTGAGGTGATGGGCTGCCACGACAGCAAGCAGGGTGCGATAGATCAGGCGCTTGCTATTGCGCAGAACGAGGGCAGCACCTATGAGGGTGAACGTGGATACGATGTGCCGGATGAGCAGGAGCGCATGATGATTACACCAGTCAAGCCTCGCGCTAAGGGGTCAAATGCCGAGTTTCGCTCGTTTGAGGGCGAGATTCGCGCCGAGGGCGACGGCAACACGTTCGTCGGGTATGCGGCGAAGTTCAATGTGCCGTCCGAGCCGCTCCCGTTCACCGAGCGGATCGCGCCGGGCGCGTTCGGCAAGTCGCTTAGCCAGCGGTCGAAGGACGTGCGGCTCTACATCAACCACAACTCTGACATGGTCCTCGCGTCCAAGCGTTCCGGCACCCTCCGTCTCTCGGAGGACGACACCGGCCTTCGGGTCGAGGCCGACCTGCCAGACACGACCGCAGCCCGCGACCTTCGCGCTTTGATGACCGCAGGCGTCGTTTCCACCATGTCCTTCGGATTCACTGTCCCTCGTGGCGGCGACAAGTGGAGTGGCGACGGGTCGGAGCGGACGCTGACCGGCATCAACCTGCACGAAGTGTCCGTGGTCACCGGCTTCCCTGCCTACCCGCAGACCGAGGCTGATGTTCGCTCGCTAGAGAAGCTGTCGGAGCGGACCGGAATGGCTGTGGAGGAAATCAACGAGGTGCTTGATGCGCTCGCGGATGGCGAAGCGTTGGACCCGGCGAAGGCCGAGCTGCTCATCAACGCGATCAAGGATGCGACGCCTGCTCCCGTTGTTGAGGAGAACACGGCGAACCTGCTTGCGTTGAAGCAGCAGCAGGTCGATCTGCTTGCTAAGAAGTGGTGACGTAGAACTTTTACTGTAACCTTCTTAGACGTGCCGCTACCCACGCGGACTGCCATACCGCTAACCACGCGGGGGTTTCCAAACCCATACAACTATTCTCAAAGGGCAAAACATGAACCAGTATCTTGACCGTCAGGTTGAGCTGCGTAACAGTGCGTGGGCCGAGGCCAAGAGCCTGCTCGACCACGCCGCGACCGAGTCCCGGAACCTGTCGGGCGAGGAGCAGGCGCAGTACGACCGCATCGTCGCTGACATTGACCGTTACGACGAGTCCATCCAGCGTTTCCGTGCCGACGCCGAGCGCGAGCAGCGTGCGTCCGAGGCCCGTATCGACGTTCCCGTGGCTCCTCAGCAGGCGACTGTTGAGAGCGACAACGACGTGCTCCGTAGCCTTCTTACGGGCGAGCGTCGCGGTTACACGTTTGAGCGTCGTGACACGGCCACGCCGATGTCCACGACTGCGGACGCGGAAATCGTCCCGCAGGGCTTCTACGACCAGATTCAGGAAATCCTCCGCTACACCGGCCCCGCGTTCCAGCCGGGCCTCTACACCATCCTGAACACCACGTCTGGCAACGACATCAAGGTTCCGCGCCAGACCGCGTTCTCCGCTGCCACGGCCACCCTTGAGGGTGCGCAGTTTGCCGTCTCCAACCCGACGGGTGAGTCTTTCACCCTGAAGGCGCTGAAGGTGGGCGTCCTGCTCAAGACCTCACGCGAGATCATCGAAGACTCGGGCATTGACCTTGTCTCGTACATCGCACGTCAGGCTGGCGAGTCGGTCGGCTACAAGGTCAACGAGTTCCTTGCTACCGGAACTGGCAGCACGCAGCCGAACGGCATCTTCGCCGCTTCCGGCTCGGGTGTTACTGGCGGCAGTGCTGTTGGCGGCGCTTTCACCGCTGACAACCTGATTGACCTGCTTCACTCGGTTGACTCGGCTGTTGCGGCACGTCCGGCCACGGCCCTTCAGATGAACCGCGCCACCCTCGGTGCGGTCCGCAAGCTCAAGGACGGGGACAACAGGTACCTGTTCGAGTACGGGGCTGCTGGTGAGCCGCGTATCCTTGGCGAGCGCA